TCGTGGGCTCGGAGATGTGTATAAGAGACAGGATTAATATTTCACAGTTAAGAGGAATGTAAAAATGACAAACGAAGAAAGAATGTTGGCATTTAGACAAATGACGCAGGAAGAGAAAAATGAAATGCTGTTTGAGGCGGTTACTGATCTCCAAAAGATAGCAAATGCATACGCGGCGGCACTTGAAATATTAGGTAAAAAAGCCAACGAATTTCACCTTGAAGCTTCCGCAGTTGTTATAGAAAAACTCAAGTAACACAAGAAATGAAATTCTGTCCTAATGTAGTTATTTTGCCACACATTGGTTTAAATACGATTTTGTGATCATTTAGTAGTTTTTTGATATCAGAAACCTTTTCGAGAGAAGCTATAAATTCTTGAAGAATTGGAATATCTGAATCATATGCATGAGGATCAGTGAAACACATGGATTGATTGATAGAGATTATTCCCTGCATAGAAAGATTGTCCACTACCGCGCTAATTTGGTTTAGCGTATCGTAACCAATTAAATCTAAAAGGTTTTCTATAAGGACTAATTTGTTACTAAGTGAAAATCCTATTCCGCTTAGTTGCAATATATCCGGTAAATTGCCATTGTGCGTAAGGTCAAAGTTCTTCTGTATACGCACTTCATAAATACGGAAATCAAGATTTTTGTTGAAGAGATCTGATGATAAAGCTTTAGCATCTATTGGACTTAAGCTCTTGATGATATTAACAAAAACCGGGTGAACAGCATGGTCCATGTCTGTATTCATGGATGACGCCAGCAGATTAACAAACATATTGTGTAGATACTCACAGTTTGGCGCGGAATAGGTAAACATGTCTTGCATTAGCGGAAGCACCATATATGGTGCGGGTGATTTGAGCTTATCTTCAGGAATGGAATCAAGTTTCTTTGCCAGTTTCTTATGGGTCTTTTCTAAGCAATAGTCGATATATTCCCTGCCATACAAAATAGGGAATCCACCAATTTTGATCAAACTCCCGCAAACATGATCAAGTGCATTCATTGTGTTAGGGATAATTTCCCCAGTGGCATTCAAAACTTTAGATGCATCAATTTTTATATCCATATTATTTTGCTCCTTTCTGCTCACAGTATAGCAAAAAGGGAGTGAATAAAAAATCAGAGAGGATGAGAGTCGATAAATATGCTTACTAATACAAAAGATTTCTGCAAGGCAACCGGATATCCAGTTACAACGATACGGATGCTATGCAGGATAGGAGAGATACCGTTCATTCCATCGGGGAAAGCGTATCTGTTTGATCCGAAAGATGCGGAAGAGGCTATCCGGCGGAAGATGGAAGAGAATGCGCAGAAACGGAAAATGAAACAAAGCGGATATGATTTCCGGGCGGAAGTTAGAAAGATGAGAGCGTAAAAATGGTAGATAAAATGATGAATTATTTATGGCTGGCGGTTTTCGTGACAATGATTATTGCGGTTGCGGAGAAATTATCATGCTTAAATTTATAACCGCATTCATGATTATCGTCGGTATCGCTGGGTATGCAGTACAGCCAGAGCCACCGTCAATCTCATACGCGGTGAACATTTCAAAAGGCGAAACATTATGGGATGTATGTGACCGCGTTTCCGGCGGGCGGGAAAATCTCCAAGAGTTAGTCTGGAGAACCGCGAAAGAAAACAATATCAAAGACCCGGGAACATTACAGCCCGGACAAGAAATCGTTGTCAAAGTGAGGGAAATCCCGAATGTACGAACTGAAGATACAAGCAGATAACGAGCTGAAACAATACGATATCGCAGTAAAAGGCTTCGACGATAAATTCTTTTCATTAGCAGTTGCCGTTGCGATTAACGAGCTATACCGCGACCAGTGTCCGCCGGAACTGATAGGAATGATGAGCAGCCGTGATCCAGAAGTCAGAAAAAGAGTTATTGATACGATGGAAAAGTGCCTTCTTGCGAAAATGGAGAAAGGAGATCGGGAATGGAAAAAAGAGAATATATAGAAGGTCAGTTACTCTACATCGCTCACCCTTACGGAGGCGATGAGAAGAACAAAGAAAGAGTACAGACATATTTAAAAATGTTGCAAGCGAAATACCCAGAAAAAACATTGTTTTCCCCATTGCACAATTGGGGATATGCACCATATGACAAGGAGCATCAGCATAAGCCGATGAAAGATTGTCTTGAAGTACTGCAGCGATGCAACGCGCTTATACTCTGCGGAAACTGGAGAGAAAGCCGAGGTTGTAATCAGGAATATGCCGCTGCCTATGTAATGGATATGCAAATCTATGAAATAAAACCGACGGGGGAAATATGCAGCGTAGAATGATATGCCACGAATGCAGGAAAGTAATCCCCGCCGAATATGTAATGTGGACGAAAGATGGAAAGGGAAATATGGTCCCTGTTCATCGGGACTGTTCACTCCACGTTTATCGGGCGGATGAGATATGGAGATATTCAAAGAAAAGGAGAAAAAAGTGAGATTCAAACTACCGGAAGCGGCATTCCGAAAACTATGCCGGCTTGTCAAACAAAGGGATGAGGAGCTGGCGGAAACGTATCAATCCATTATCGGAGAGTGGCCGCCGTCGCGCGGTGAGGTTCATCATGCAAAACACGCAGGCAGCGGGGGACCGGATAAGGAAGACAATCTTATCCATCTGTCATACGAGACGCACCGTTTCAAAGCACACGGACTCTCCGGCACGCGAAAGCAGTATATGGATGAACAAATCAAAACATATCTTAACTGTCATGCGGTTAAAGAATGGAGAAAAGAACATGAAATGGAACTGCAGGAACTTTATAAAACGGAAGAAGAACGAAGAATCAAAAAGAAAAGAGCAGGATGTATTCCGAAAAAACCCAAATGGGCGAAGTACTGACATATATCTTTTGTGGGATAACGTCCGAAAGTCTCCTATCGGCTGGCTGATAGAAGAAACACCGGATAAAGAACGGCTGATACCACAGAAAGAAATGCCGGTATTTTTTATGGACAAAAACAATACCTATACATCATCCGGCGGACGAAAATTCAAGATAATAAAAAATCCACGCGGGCACTGGATCGTCCAAAGCGGGGACAGAAAAGAAAAGGTGATCATAGAGTGGCAGTTATGAAATTGGCAGGTGGGAAAACAGTAGAAGTTTACCGAAACAGAAAATGCCGTGTATGCAAAGCAAAAGTATTCCAGACCGTATGCTGCAGAAAAGAAAAGGCCAATATATGCCAGAATCACTGCAGAAAATGCGAACATTACCTGGACTTTATGCAGAGATGCATATACCGAGAAAAAACAGAAGAGCCAGAAGAAGAGAACAACGAAAAAGAAGAAAAATAAAACCGCCCAGGGAAGAATCCTGAGCGGAAGTGCCGTAGCACCAAATCACTACATAAATTATAAGTGAAACGGCACAAAATGTCAAGAAAAAAGGGGATTTCAGCCCCTTTTGAGGACTTGATATAGTAGTTAATTCTTGGAACAGGAATTTAAAAAAGTGCCGTACCGAAAAGAAATATTTCAAGCCCCCGGAATTTACGAGGTGAAAAAATATCACACCTACCGATTAGGGGGAAACAGAGTCAGAGGTCCCAATATCCAAAAAACAGATGAAGGACTCAAGAAAAGAAACTCCCGTCGGGCGAAAACAAAACTCTACCGGCTCATAGCTACCAATTTCAAAAGAGATGATTTGCGTATTGACTTGACATATGCAAATCCGGAGCCGACAGCAGAAGAAGCAAAAAACAGAATAAGAAAATTTATCAGAGACCTCCGCAAAAAATATAAAAAGAAAAATGCGGAACTGAAATACATCTACGTCACAGAACATGTCCGCCATCGAGTACATCATCATGTCTTGATTAATGACTGCGGAATATCAAGATCAGAAATTAATGATTGCTGGCCATGGGCAAAATTCAATTACAGATCATTTAGGTATTTTGACGGGAGCCCAGAAGACTGCATGAGACTTGCGGAATATTTTATAAAAGAAACCGATGAAGAAATCCGAAATGAAAACGCCGTACAGAAAATCCGGTGGGTACCGTCTAAAAATCTGAAGCAGCCAAATGTGAAAAAGGTAACAATCTACGCACGAAAATGGAAAGACAATCCGACACCGAAAAAGGGATACCAGATAGTCAAAGTAGAAAGCGGCTACACAGCGGACGGATTTCCCTACCAATTTTACAGAATGTACAAAGTAAACGAAAGGAACGTATGGCCGATTACACAGTCAAGAGTACCGAAGAAGAAAAAAGAATGTACTGTGAAACAGGCAAGAGACAAACCGAGGAAAAGAACATGAAATCATACATAGAATTTTTGAAAGACAAAGTGATAAAAGCACCTATCTCAGGAATAGAAGTCAGTCCAGCGGCTATCAGTCACGCATTGAAACCGCATCAGAGAGATGCTGTTTTGTGGGCGCTCAAAGGCGGGCGCAGGGCCTTGTTTGAAGCATTCGGGCTTGGGAAAAGTATTCAGCAGCTGGAATGGTGCCGTGTACTCACCGAGAAAATAGGAGGAAAAGCATTGATTGTCTGCCCGCTAGGCGTCAAACAGGAATTTGCGGAAGACGCGGTTCATCTGCTCAATATCCCCGCTCCGACATATGTAAGAAATATGGAAGAAGTTAAAGCCGCAGACAATAGAATTCTGATTACAAACTACGAAAGAATCCGCGACGGAGATATAGATCCCTATTACTTCACAGCCTGCAGCTTAGATGAAGCGTCCGTTTTAAGAAGCTTCGGTAGCAAAACATACCAGACATTTCTGCCAAAATTCAAAGGCGTGAAATACAAACTTGTTGCCACGGCTACACCAGCACCAAACAGATATAAAGAATTAATTCACTATGGTGGATATTTAGAAATCATGGATACGGGACAAGCATTGACACGCTTCTTTCAGCGGGACAGTACAAAAGCAAATAACCTTACTCTCTATCCGCATAAAGAAAAAGAATTCTGGCTGTGGCTGTCTACCTGGGCACTGTTTATCCAAAAGCCCTCTGATCTGGGGTATAGCGACGAAGGATATAACCTTCCGCCGCTGCAAGTGAATTACCACATGTTGGCAAACACCAAACCTGTAAACGAAGAAGAAAAGAACGGTCAGGTCAAACTTATAAAAGACTTTGCCGTGGGTCTTTCGGCAGCGGCCAGAGAGAAAAGAGAGAGCATCGATATTCGGCTGGCAGAGACCAGAAAGATTATAGACCAATCACCGGCGGAGCATTTCATCGTCTGGCACGATCTGGAGAGCGAGCGGCATGCCATCAAACATGCAATCCCAGAAGCTAAATTTATCTACGGCTCACAGGATATGGAAGAACGGGAGAAAAACACCATAGGATTCTCACGTGGAGATTTCCGCATTCTGGCAACAAAAAAAGAGCTTTCAGGGAGCGGGTGTAACTTCCAAAAACATTGTCATAGACAGATATTCATGGGAATTGACTATGAATTTAATGACTTCATTCAGGCAATACACAGGTGTTACCGCTTCCTGCAAACAAAACCTGTCATCATAGACATCATATACATGGAAACAGAACAGCAGGTACTGGAAGTACTGAAAAAGAAATGGGAGCAATATAACAAACTCACGGAAAGCATGGAAGAAATAGTCAGGAAATATGGACTGTCACGAAATGACGCTATAGTTGAAATGCAAAGGAGTATAGGCGTGGAAGAAGTCATAACAAAAGGGAAAAACTACATCGCGATACATGGTGACTGTGTTGAAGAAACGGGGGAAATGCAAGATAACTCAGTGGACATGCTTCTTACATCAATTCCGTTTGGAAACCACTATGAATACTGTGCAAGCTATAACGATTTCGGGCATAACGAAAATACAGACAAATTTTTTGAGCAAATGGATTATTTAACGCCGAATTTGCTTAGAATTTTGAAGCCAGGAAGAGTATATGCATGCCACGTAAAAGACCGTGTACTATTCGGGAACGCAACGGGAACAGGCATGCCGACGATTGAACCGTTCCATGCATTGACCATCATGCATTACATGAAACACGGCTTCCAATTCTTCGGCATGATAACCGTCATAACAGACGTGGTCAGGGAGAACAATCAGACATACCGTCTTGGATGGACCGAACAGTGCAAGGACGGCACAAAAATGGGAGTGGGCTGCCCGGAATACATCCTGCTGTTCAGAAAGCTACCTACGGATACATCAAGAGCCTATGCAGATACACCTGTCACAAAGAATAAAGAAGAATATACCCGCGGGCAGTGGCAATTAGACGCTCATGCATTCTGGAGAAGCAGCGGAAACAGGCAGCTGTCCGTTGACGACCTAAAAGACATGCCCATATCGGATATACGAAAACTGTACAACAAATACAGTAAAGAAACAGTCTATGACTTTGAAAAGCATGTGGAACTGGCAAATGCAATGGACAATAAGAATAAACTGCCCGCCACATTTATGTGTATAGATCCCGCGAGCTGGTCTCCCGACGTGTGGGACGATGTAAACCGTATGAGAACACTCAACACAGAACAATCACAAAGGAGAAAACAAATGCACCTCTGCCCGCTCCAGTTCGATATAGTAGACCGCCTGATTAACCGGTACACCAACGAAGGAGAAACCGTGCTTGACCCATTCGGCGGACTAATGACAGTACCGCTGGAAGCCATGAAAGCAGGGCGGAAAGGCATAGGAATAGAACTCAATCAGGAATACTATCGTGACGGATGCTGGTATCTCAAACGGGAAGAAGAAAACCAGGAAACACCAACACTATTTGATTTCATGGAGGGAAAATGAACGAAATAGATTATATCCGTGCATATAAAGGTTATAGGAAATGGCAGAAGCTTGTATACGGTATGATCCAGTGCAGAGTGGGAAGAGCAATTATCGCCATGGTAACCATAGCCAGTGTAGTAATATTGGCGTCACTGATAACACTGATTACCAGTCCGATAGTCATCATAAAAGTAGCAATTAAGAAAGTATATGAAGATGGTCCGCAAGAAATCATGATGGCCATTGAATTTAAAAGAATAAAAAACGGATATGAACAGTACATAAAAGATATAGGAGGTATTCAATGACAGACACAGAAGAAGAAATACTGAAAATGTCCCGAGGATTTCCGGCGGAACCATATAGCAATACAGAACTGTTTAACGCCATGGCGGCGTACCTGATCGGCGGTACAACCATCATCCACGGCAAAAAGATACGGGGAGTAAAATCACGCAAAACAAATCTGAAAAGAGCGGCGGCACTGCTTATACATGAAATTGACAGAATGGAGGAAGAAGAATGAACTACATAAAACCATTTACAGACATATTCGGTATCAAGCCTGGAGAAGAATTCGGCATATTATTTCTGGCGGAGAAGAGAGTATCAAAACACTTCTATATAGATGAAAGGAAAGGCTTGATGGTGCTGGTCGGGAAAAACTGGACAAAAGCTAACGGAACGCTAATAGAAAAGATCCTTATTGGAGATGTTGAAATCAGAAAGCTAAAAAAGAAAGGAGCATAACAATGTTTAGAAACTTATGGATTATTTTATTTTCAGCGGTATTTATATGCGGATTAACGGGAATTATAAAAGCGGAATGGGTAACGACAGAACTCACAGTATATACGCCTTATGAATGTCCGAATGAACACACTGCATCCGGAACGATACCGACTGAAGGCAGAACCATAGCGTGCAACTGGCTGCCGTTCGGAACACAAGTACAGATATACGGACACTGGTACACCGTGGAAGACCGGGGTGGCATGGAAGGCATAGACATATTTAAAAACTCATACGATGAAGCAATAGAGTTCGGACGCAGGAATGCGGAAGTATACATAGAGAGGTAAGAAGATGAACACAGTACAAATCACGGGGAATCTTGCCAAAGATCCAATTATCAGAGCAACAAAGACAGGGAAAGCCGTAGCGTCATTTTCCGTGGGCGTAAGTAAGAAAATTACAAAAGCGAACGGGGAAACGTTAGATTTAACAGATTGGGTCAATGTAACCGCCTGGGGGAAACTGGCGGAAGCAGTAGGTAATGAACTTACAAAAGGAAGCTATGTATTTGTAGAAGGAAGGTATTCCACCAGGTCATATGACACTCCAGACGGACAGAGACGGTATATTACCGAAGTAGTAGCGAATATAATTGCAAAACCAATTGGAAGTAATCAACAATCAATGAATGCAGGATTTTCCGGCGGAACATCTGTAACGCAATTTTCCGCACCAGTGAAATTTGAAGACATGGGCACCGTGAGTAAAGAGCCGGGATATAATCAGCCGGAGTATGAACAAGATGAAATCCCGTTTTAAAGGAGGACGAAATGGATAGATTAATTGACGTAGTGAGTGTAGTGATATTTATCAGCATGATCATGTATGCCGCAATTAAACTCGACGAAGCGGCAAGAAAACTGCGCGATGAAGAAGAGCGGATTTATAAAGAAAGGAAACTGAAATGAGAAGAGGTTTTGAAAAAGTAAGCGGATATGAATATGTAAACTTTCCCAAAAGAAAGACAAAGCAATCAGCAGGGTATGACATTGAAAGTGCTGTTAATGTTGTAATCAATCCGGGCGAAACAAAATTGATTCAAACGGGGATAAAAGCATATATGGATGAAAATGAATGGCTGGGAATCTATATAAGGTCAAGCCTTGCAATTAAGTATGGGCTTGTTTTGGCAAACAGTGTGGCGGTAATTGATTCAGACTACTACAACAATCCGGAAAACGAAGGACATATCATGATGGCGCTTAGAAATACGTCGGGTTCGCCTTGCGCTATAAAAGTAGGAGACAGAATAGCGCAAGGGATATTCAATCAATATTACAAGGTGGATGATGACAGCGCTGATGGTGATAGGACCGGCGGTATGGGAAGTACAGGGAAATAGATGGAAATAACAGTGGGAAGCCTGTTTGACGGAATCGGCGGGTGGTGTATAGCAGCAGAACGAAACGGGGCTGTTCCCGTGTGGTCATCGGAAATAGAACCTTTTTGTATAGAAGTCACAAAAAAACACTTTCCGAACGTCATGCAACTTGGCGACATCAGAAAAATAAAAGGTGACAAAATACCACCAGTGGACATTATCTGTGCGGGGAGCCCGTGCCAAGATCTGTCGGTAGCGGGGAAAAGAGAGGGATTAAAAGGTGAACGAAGCGGACTATTTAGGACGGCAAATGACATTGTTTCCGATATGCTCAATGCCACAAAAGGAGAATACCCGAAATACTTTATCTGGGAAAACGTTCTTGGAGCATTTTCAAGCAACAAAGGGCGTGACTTTCAAGCCGTGCTTAGCGAAATCACACAAGCCAATATTCCAATGCCTGGATCTGGAAAATGGGCAAGAAGCGGAATGGTACGAAGTAAGAGATGTCACCTCGCATGGCGCGTCCTCGACGCTCAATATTGGGGCGTCCCCCAGCATCGAGAGAGAATCTTCCTTATTGCAAGTTTTAGAAATAGGGGGGGTAGACCGGAAGTACTATTTGAGCCCGAAAGCATGTCAAGGTATTTTGCGAAGAGCGAAAGCAAGAAAGAAACGCTTACCCGAACTGCTGTACCAAGTACTGAAACATCAGTCTATGATATCGGAAACGGACAAATAAACTCTATAAAAATGAGCGAAAAAGCAGGGGCGCTGAACTGCATGCATGACCAGAGATGTGTGCTTGTCAAAACATACAGAATCGGATCATACGAAAGCGAGGGGATGAAAAGCAACAATCCGACAGCGGGTATAAAAGAAGTAGACAAAAGCAACACGTTAGATCTAAGCGGAAGTAATCCAGCAAGAAACCAAGGCGGCATCTGTATAAGCGTCCTTGATATGACACACGCGCAAGACGTCATAAGAGAAAGAAATGACGGAACAGTACAGACACTCAATAACAGGATGGGGACCGGCGGGAATCAAGTACCGCTCATATACACATTTAACAGAGACGCAAGTATAAAAAACAACATGCCGATCTATGAGGATAAAACATCTACATTAAAATCATCCACAAGATTAGCGGTTGTCTATGCAATTGACAGGGCGGCATTTAATCAAGGCGCAAATGCAAAATATGATTTTAAGATCAGCGATAACGGAATCAACTCAACACTGGTAGCAAGAGGACCAAGCGCCGTGGGATGTATATACAAAAACATTGATTGCTCATACGTCCGCCGCCTTACGCCGCTTGAATGTGAAAGACTGCAGGGACTTCCGGACAACTGGACAAAGGGCGGGAGTGATACGGCGAGATACAGAGCAATAGGAAACGGAATGGCACAGCCATGTGCTGACTATGTAATGAGTAAGGTGGTTGAAGACATTAAGGAAGAGACATGAGTAAAAGTAAAGAAGAAGCAGTAATGCAATATGCAATAGCAGAACACTTTGGTAATAAAAATATTGTAATACCGAATGTTAGCTTTGCGAGAACATCATGCAGAATAGAAAAATATGATAAAGACGGTTGCTTTATCGGATATGAATACCCGTTTGCTGGAGTTACACATGAAGCCGATTTAATATGGCTAAATGAAAATGATTATTTAACGGAGGTTGAAATCAAAGCCAGTTATAGTGACTTCTTAGCAGATTTTAAAAAGAATGAGAATCACATGACAAAGTACACGAAGGCAATCTATTATGCATTTCCGCATAACATGTACAAAGAAAATGAGGGAAAAATCAAGAAAGTGTTGCTTGAAAAATTTTCAAAAGCAGGAGTAATTATTGTTGATGCAGAAGAAATGGCAGTAGACATAATAAAGAATTCTGAACATTTCAATGTTGAAAAGATACCGATTGAAGTAAAAATTGGGTTGATGCGGATCGGGTGTCAGAAATGGTGGAGGAGAAAATGAAACAAGAAAAAGCAGAATGGGTAGTAGGACTTGATGAAGATCATTTTAACTGTGACGATACATATCCGAGCAAAGAAGAGGCAATAAAAGCGGGGCGGGAAGAACTCATGAATGCTGAACCGTATAATCTCGAATCTTATGCAAGTTATTCAGAGGTTTTTCATGATGATATTGACGATGATATTATATGCTTCTTTGTTGGTCGGATAACAAGCCCGTGCCCAAAGGTATATGCAGATGATATCATTCAAGATTTAACGGATAGGGCATATGCAATTTACGGGGAATATGCAGAAGGTTTTCTTGAGGGTGTCGATAATGACGAGAAAGAAAAACTTGAATGCGCAGTTAATAATGTTATTCAGAGCTGGATTGATAAGTACAATTTAAATATCAATGCATTTTTAGTTGAAGATGTGGAGCAGGTGAAAGTATGAAAACACTAAAAGAAGAAGTAATTGAATTACTGATGAAAAGAATTGGCGTTGCAGAAAATGAAGAATTTGAAGCTCAATTTGCACATGAAGAATGCCAGGTCAATAAGTTTTGTAACGGAGAATTGCTTACAAAAGTTAATGAAGAATGGCGTGATGATTCAAAATGGGCGGTTTTTGTAAAATATTTCGATGTTTATGAATTTAAAGTAATTCCATTCAAACCGAAAATCGGAGATAAATATTGGTGGGTAGAAGTTGACGGTAAAGTATGTAGTGACATATCTGAACGAGGTTGTACGTTTGACTGCATGGCAATGGCAATAGGCAACTGCTTTAGAACAAAAGAATCGGCGGAAGCACACAAAGAAGAGATTTTAAAAATACTGAAAGGAGAAGGTCATGAGTGAGCCAATAATAAGTCCGTGGATATTCTATGTAGCCGATGTAGTAGGCAGTATAAATTTAGTTATTAATGTTTTGATGTGGATTTTGTGCATAGCTACCGCGATTGCATTTTGCGACTATATGTCAAATAGAAGTCCGTATAAAGAAGCCGAAACTATTCGAAACCAGAAAACATTTCATTCGTTATTAAAGATACTTGTCGTTGTCACGATATTAAATATTATGATCCCGGCACGAGACACTTTCTACAAAATGACTGTTACAAACTATATAACACCTGCGAATATAGATAAAGCAAGTGATATCGTAGATAAGATAACAGATAAGATTATTGAAAGAATAAACAAGAGGGATAAATGATAAAAGACTTTAAAACCGGGCAGGAATATCTCCAAGCGATATATAATCAACACCGGCGGTACCTGTCGGTGCAAAGAGAGATTGCGGAACGTAAATCACATATCTATCAAATAAAAGGGCAGCGATACGAAAAAGACAAGGTTTCCGGCGGAATACAGCCCGACCTGTCAGACAGAGTAATACTCGCAGAAAAATATGAAGAAATGGTTATGCAAGAACATGAAGATCTCATTATCGCGAGGATAGAAGCACGAAGACTGATAGACATGATAAAAAACGATGACGAGAAAACAATACTAAGAGAGTGGTATTTAAATCACAGGTCATATAGAGCAATATCAAGAACAATACGCATAAGCAGGAACAATATAACAAAAACAAAAGAAGCGGCAGAAGTAAGCTTTGAGATAGTATTTCAAAGACTGAAAAGAAAGATATATACTGGCAATAAATAAAAAAAGAAATCCATCGAAAGGTGGATTTTTTAATAAAAACTTATGAAAACACTTGACAGTATACCGAAAAAGATATATAATATATACAGAAAGGAGGTGAGAATGATAGAAAAGCAAGACTGGCAGTGGCTAATCGCAATCGTGATTAATGTAATCGTCCAAATCTGGGCGGTACAAGCCACAAAGCAAAAGCCCTCAAATCGGAAGCGCCGAAAACGAAACCGATAAGAGAGCGACGGGTAGGAGGGCGAAAGCCCTCTACTACCTGTATTATATCACAGGAGGTTAAGAATATGAAAACGTATGATGTTTTATTTGCCATATCTGCTATTGCAGGATTATATTTCATCGGTTTGGATAGGTATGGTATTGAGTGCTTAATAAGCGGCTTAGTTATCGGAGGATATATCGGATGGAGAGTGTCAAAGTAATTGATGAGGTGATGACAACGACAGAAGCTGCAGAGCGATGGAAAGTTTCAGTGGTGGCAATTAAGAAGGCGTGTTCCGGTCAAAGAGGGTATCCGCCACGGTTTACAGGTGAAGAGTGCCGAAAGTCAGGGCATATCTGGTTGGTGACACGTGCGGGAATGGAACGAGTTTACGGAAAGATTTAATCAAAATATAATAAAAAAATGCCAAAAAAGCCAAAAAGACCAAAAAAGACAGAGCAAGGTGTGATAAGATTAAGATGCGAAAATTGAATAGAAGAACTGCAAAGCCATGTAGCCGCTCAGAAATGGGCGGCTTTTGCATTTACTATAATTTCCAGCGGGACTGACTGCTTGACAGGAGCAACATGAGAAGAGCATTGCGCGAATGCGGACATCCGGGGTGCCACGCATTAACAAGAGAAAACTATTGCGATAAACATAAACAATTGCACATAAGAAATCCGAAAGAGTTTGAACGGGAGTCACCATCGAAACGAGGATACAATTACAAGTGGACGAAAGCGCGCAAGGCTTTTTTGGCACAGCATCCGTTCTGTGAATGTCCAGCGTGTAAAGTATCAAGGCATCCGCTGCCGGCTAATGTGGTTGACCACATCATTCCGCATCGCGGTAATCAAGAGCTTTTTTGGGATGAAAGTAACTGGCAGGCGATGAACAAGAGATGTCACGACAAGAAAACAGCAAGAGAAAACGGCGGATTCGGGAATAAAATTAAAGCTTGACGGACTACCCCCGGGTCAAAAATGTTTTGACCGGATGCGACAGTACCGTGCGCCTCCTCTTTTGTGAAAAAAATTCGGGAAATGGACCTTACATTAAACGCATGCGTTGAAATGTCAATTATGCGAAAATGGCAACATTAAAAAGAAAGGAGGGATAACATGTCCGGGCGTCCAGCAAAACCTATTGATTTACATATAGTTTCAGGCAATCCGAGTCACCTGACGAAAGCTGAAATCGAGCATAGAAAAAAATCAGAAATACATCTCGGAGAACAGAAATTAGTATGCCCGGTTTATGTAAAAACGAATAAAGAAGCATTCAAAAAATGGAAAGAAATCAAGAAACTTTACACCGGTTTCAAATTCGTTTCATCGGCGGACATCGGAGTGATTGCGAGGTACTGCATGGCGTTTGCGCAGTACATAGATTTAATAGAACGCCGGGACAAGATTGCTCGAATAGAATTAACAGGTGAAGAAACGACTGCAACACAGGAAATTCTTGAAGCAGAATACAGTCAACGAAAAGCCGCAAAGCTCTACGAGAAGATAGAGTACATTTTATCTACCGGCGGTATTATGGCAATGGACAAAGCAATCAATGCGAAAATGGCGGCACTCGTACAAATGGAAGACAGATTATTCTTGTCACCGCTTGCAAAAGTAAAGAATGTACCGAAAGAGCCAGAAAAGAAAGAAGAAGACCCGCTAAGTAAAAGGGGCTTTGATGTATGACGCTGAAACAAGAGCTGATCAGGTACAGCAGGAAATGCATAAAAGACAAAACGCATATATGCCAAAAACATCGCTGGGCATGTATGCGTTTTTTGCGGGATATAGAAATGGCGGGTACGAAGAAATTTCCGTATGTATTTGATGAAAAAAGAGCAGAGAGATTCTTTGCATGGGCCGCGATGCATAAGCACACAAAAGGAATCTTAGCTGGGCAGCCCATTATTTTTGAGCCTATCCGGCGGTTTATTTTCGGAAATATCTACGGATGGGTCAATAAAGATACGGGGCTCCGGCGTTTTAAAAAAGCGTATTGGCAGGTTGGGAGGAAAAATGCGAAATCACAATCACTCGCCATAGTCGGTGACTATGAAATGATGGCCATGGGGGAGCCGATGTCAGAAGTCTACATTGGGGCTACGAAAAGCATCCAGTCAAAAATCATCTACAATGAAATTCTGGCAATGCTTAGGCGATGGCCGGAGATGAAAGGAAAGTGGAAAGAAAGTTATGGTACCATCCGACACTTGAAAAGCGATTCGATTATCCGGGCGCTGTCAAAAGATGACGGGAAGACCGGGGACGGTCTCAATCCGCAGTGCGGTCTGATTGACGAGTATCACGCGCATCCGACGTCCGAAATATTAGATGTCATAGACACCGGTATGATGGCCAGAAAACAGCCGCTGCTGTTTATCATCACTACCGCGGGGACGAACTTCGGGGGACCGTGTTACAGAGTAGAATATCCACTGGTAGAAAAGATCCTTAATCCGGACATTGATTATGACGTACCGGACTATTTCTGCATGGTCAATGAGCTGGACAAAGATAAAGAAGGAAACCTAATTGATGATGTTAAAAACGAAAAATGCTGGATAAAAGCAAACCCGATTGTGGCGACATATCCGGAGGGCATTGCGAATATAAGGAGCGCGTTGAAAGTGGCAGTTGAGACACCAGAAAAAATGTCATCATTTCTCACGAAAAACATGAACATATGGAATCAGCAGTCCGGAGCCTCGTATATGGACATGGGGAAATGGAACACCAGGGGGCGGATAGAAAGTTACGACTTATACGGACTGGATGCATATGTCGGGATGGACTTATCAAGTAAAGTCGATTTGACGTCCATCGGACTGGTTATTCCGGTCAAAAAGGATGTGACGAAGTATATTGTCCTCGGTCACAGCTTCATTCCGGAAGAAACGCTGCAGAGAAAGATAAAAACAGACAGAGTGCCGTATGATTACTATGCCCGCGGTGGCTGGCTGACGGTCAATTCTGGAGAAGTAGTCGATTATCGATACATGACAAAGTGGATGGTGGAAACGGCGGAAGAGCTGGGACTGAACATTAAAGAAATCTGCTATGACCCGTATAACGCAACTTATTATGCGCAGGAACTTGAAAAACTGGAGTATACATGTGTCGAAGTCCGGCAGGGCATGATGACTTTATCCGAACCGACAAAATCATTTAGAGAAAATGCGTATCAGGGAAACATTTTGCATTTTGAAAATCCGCTGCTTGACTGGTCAATCAGTAACGCGGTCACAAAAAAAGACCAAAACGAAAACATCATGCTTGACAAAGAAAAATCAACAAACAGAATTGACCCGATAGCGTCGGTAATCAATGCGTTTACACGTGCGCGGATTACCGAAGAAGATGATATGAGTGATTATATTTTGAGCGACGATTTCAGCTTATAAAGGAGGACATGTGAAAAAGATATTGTATGTGATTGACGACATTTTTCTGTTCGTCGGGTGCATTCTAATGATTGCCGGCGGTGTATTGATATCTCCCGTGGTCGCGGTATATACCGCGGCTATAGAGTGCCTGATTTTGGCATTTATTTTTGCCAAAGCGCAGAGAGGCGGTGGTAAATAATGCTTTTAAGACAGCTTTTTTCAAACCCGACGGACTCGGGTACACTGCTTAGCCCTGCAGACTGGCTCATATCCGCCATTAACGGTGACGGCGTAACGGCGGCAACGGCAAGTAAAAACAGCAACATTTATACGTGCGTCAACATTTTGGCTGACGACATCGGTAAACTGCCGATCCACACATTCAGGACCGGCGGGAAAAAGACGGAAGGGATGAAACATCCTGTCGCTAAACTGCTGTATAAACGACCGAATCCGCTTATGACACCGCTTGCGTTCAAACGAACGCTGCAATATCACATGGGATTTTACGGAAACGCTATCGCTTATATAGAATGGGGGACAGACGGGTATCCGAAGTCATTATGGCCGCTTGACCCGACAAAAACGACGATCCGATTAAACGTGGTCACTGGAACGCTGACATATACGACAAGCGATGCAAAAGGGGCGATGTACCATCTACAGCCGCATGATGTCTTGCATTTTTATGAAATGTCAAAAGACGGGCTCATCGGCGTGCCGAAATGGCGGACGCTGATTGACGAGCTGGACAGCCAAAATGCAATCAAGAAATTTCAGAGCCAATTTTACAAAAACGGAACAATGACGCACGGCGTGTTGCAAGCAGCGTCGAAGATCAATCCGGAAGCGAAAAAGAAACTCCGTCAAGAATGGGAAAAAATCAACGGCGGTATAGATAATGCCGGACGAGTCGCTGTTCTTGACCTGGGAATGGAATATAAGTCGCTTGGCATGCAGCTGGACCAGGCACAGTTTATCGAAACGCAGAAATTCGGAATTAACGAAGTCGCCAAGGTCTACCGGATACCGCCGCATAAGCTGGCGCAGCTGGATCGTGCAACGTACGCTAACGCCGAAGCAATGAGCCTTGACTACATCAAAACAACGCTTCTTCCGATCTTTACATCATGGGAACAGGAAATCAACTATAAACTGTTTACTGAACCAGAAAGAGAAAACTATTATGTGAAATTCAACGCTGCGGCTGAACTCAGAGGCGACAGTAAAGCAAGGGCTGAATACTACAAAGACATGCTCTATGCCGGCATTTATACGCTTAATGAGATCCGCGATATGGAAGAAATGGAATGTATAGGCGATGTAGGGGATATCCATCTTGCATCGCTGAATTATACAGATATTACCGTTCTGAAAGATTTGCAATTAGCAAAAGCGAAGAACGGAACACTGAAAGGAGGTGATGATAATGGGGAAAAGGGAAAGAAGAATCAATCAGACGCAGTTTGAGATTAGGACGCTGGAAGATGGTAAAACTATCATCTTGGAGGGGTATGCTCTCAAGTTTGGGAAACGGTCAGAAGACTTCGGCGGCGTTGATGAAATCTTAGAGCGCGGGTGTCTGGATAAAACGGACATGTCTAACGTCGTAGCGCTGATTAATCACGATCCGAACTATCCGCTGGCAAGAAATACCGTTCGCGAGGGACCCGGGCATCTAAGTCTGTCGGTAGACGACACCGGGCTGCGGTTCAGCTTGATTCCGACCGATACGGCGTATGCTAAGGATTTAATGACGAATATGGCAGCTGGCGTTGTCAATCAGTGTTCTTTTGCATTCACGTTGGCGGAAAGCGGCGCCGACTGGTCATATGAAAGCGAGAAAGACATGTACCATCGGGCAGTCAAGCATATTGAGAGGCTATGGGATGTATCGATTGTCACGACGCCGGCATACCCGGACACCGAAGCGCAGGCTGTACAGCGGTCAATGCAGGAATCGAAAGAAGCATACGTTAATTCTTTGAAAGAAGAGCAAGAAAACATTAGAAAACGAAAGCTCAATATAGAGATGGAATTGTTAAATCAATAATTGCCGCCGAACGGCGGCTTTTTAAATGGAGGAAGAAGAAATGACAGAAAAAGAAAGAGAATTGCGCCAGAGAATGGCGAAAGTAACCGAAGAAATCCGCGCGTTAATGGCAGATAAAAAACTTGACGAAGCGGAAAGTAAAACAGCTGAATTAAGAGAACTCAAAAGGCAGCTGGAGATTGAACAAACGCTGGCAGATGTTCCGGCAACGGTTCCCCCGGCGGCACGCGCGGCAGAAATCACCGACGAAGAAAAAAGAGATCTTATGTTCAGCGGGCTTGTGAAAGAGATTAAGCGCCAGATGCCGACGGACGCGGAAGCCGAAGTGTTGAAAGAAGCCAGGGCGGGCATGAAAGCGGGAGTTGACGCCGACGGCGGGCTTATCGTTCCGCAGGACATCTCAACTAAAATCAACGAACTCAAGAGAGCGCTGAATCCGCTGGACCAGCTTGTCACGATTACGCCTACAACTACTATGACCGGCTCCCGCGTTATAGAAAAATGGGCAGAAATGACGCCGCTTGAAAGCGTTGATGAAATGGCAACAATCAAAGAAATCGACGGTCCGAAATTTGAAAAAATCGCATACGCGATCAAAAAATATGCAGGCATTCTTCCGATTTCAAAAGAGATGTTGTCTGACACAGACCAGAATCTCATTTCTTATGTGAGTGCGTGGTTTGCTAAGAAAGATGTGGTCACAAGAAATAGCCTGATCATTGCAATCATGAAAACACTGGCAAAGAAGCCCGTTGCTAATGTAGACAGCTTGAAAGATATTCTGAATGTGGATCTTGACCCAGCGATTTCTTTGGCGTCCGGCATTGTTACCAATCAGGACGGATTTAACTTCTTAGACAAGTTGAAAGACTCCGAAGGGCGTTACCTGCTTCAGCCGAATCCGCTCAATCCGACGCAAAAACTGCTGTTTGCCTATCCGGTTACCGTTGTCAGCAACAAGTACTTGCCGACTGTGACATCCCCAAAGAAAGTTGCGCCGATTATTGTCGGGTCTCTGGCGGATGCAATCGTACTCTTTGACCGCCAGCTTATTACACTCGAAGGCACGGGTATCGGCGGGAACTCATTTATTCGTGATTCTTACGACATTAAAGCAATTACAAGGCTTGACGTTAAAGCGTTTGACAGCGCCGCAGCCGTATACGGCGAGCTAACGCTTGCATAAGAAGGAGGTATTATGAGCATTCTGGATGGCGTTAAAGCGTATCTCCGAGTTGACGGAAACCAGGAAGACGAGGTCATCCGGACACTCATCGATACCGCTAAAACGTTTATTTTGCAGGGGACGGGCGTCGAAGTCAAAGAGACTGACGCCCAATCCATCCTTTGTATGCATATGATCGTAGGGTACTGGTACGAAAACAGAAACGCAGTAGGACAGGGGGCAGAATTACCGTTCACAATTACTGCACAACTACTGCAATTAGAAACGAGAGGTGAATGACATGCTGATAAAAGCACTGGAGAAAATTATTATAAACGGAACAATCGTTGATGTCGGCGAGACGTACGACGGAACAGCGGAAGAATTAACTGCCTACATTTCCGGCGGATATGTAGAAGTACTTGAACAGGGTGAAGACGCGGAAGATGATTCTGCGGACAATCAGAATGAAGAAGTAGATCAGGAAGTAGATCAGGAAGATGAAGAGCCGGAGGAAACACCAAAGGAAAAACCAAAGACAACGAGAAAGACTGTCAGGCGCACGAAGAAAACCGGAGCGTAAAGTATGAATATCGGGAAGATGCGCCACAGGATAGCGCTTAAAAAGCCTATTATCGGTGAGGATGTAGGATTTGGCTCCGTTATCGAATGGAAAGATGTCGGATCCGTGTGGGCGGAATTCTTGAAACAACGTATTACCCCAAGCGCGATTATAGGAGACGGCACGGCTGTCTTGATAACGCAAGGGATAAGAATACGGCCACGAGAAATCGAAAAAGGATGGCATGTTGAAGAAAACGGACGGACGTATAAGGTAATAGACGTAGATCGTTCGGATCCTGCCGTTTACGTATTAACAACAGAGGCGGTAGAAACATGAGCAGGTGCGGAATCGATATCAAGATGTTTTCAGGAGAGGTAGTCAAAAAAGCGGCTAACGACATCAAACGCTACGATAAGGAAACGCAAGGGAAAATCAGGAATGTCATTGCGAAAGGAACGATAGCAGTTATGAAAGCGGCTATTATAAAAGCACCGATGGGGCCTACCGGAAGCCTGAAAGCAGGAATCCATTCCGAAATGGAACGAGAAAAGCCGCAGGGAATAGTGAAGAGCGACGCCCCGCATTCGCATCTCGTAGAATTCGGGACAGTTGAACGTATAGCATCCAACGATCCGCGCAAAGGCAAAAAAGCAATGCGAATAAATGATAAATTCGTAAGTGGAGTTATTCGCACAGGGAAGATGCCGAAGCGTCCGTTTATGCGGCCGGCAATGATGCAGGAACGGGGCAAGATTGAAAACGAAATGGAGAAAATATTTCAATGAGACTTATCAGAGACGTACCGTCAACCGTTCTCAGGATGGCGGTTTTTAAATTGCTGAAAGAAGGTCAAACGATACCGATTCACGGCTCAGTTCCTAAAGGTGCAAAACTTCCTTATATCACCTTAGGCGCGGCTACGTTCAAACCGTTATCAAATAAAGATCTGATTATCTGGGACGCATCCTTGAATGTAGAAGTATGGGCAGGGGAGGATGGAAAAAAGCAAGTCAATGAAACGCTAAACGATATATGCGCGCTGATATCTGCTTACGGATGCGATATGGAGCTGCCTCAATATCGGATTAATAGTACACAAATTGATCTGGTAGAGGACTTTCCGGAGGTATCAACAGGCTATCACGGCACAGTAACAATATTATTTACTATTCAGAATTTTAACAAGAAAGAGGTATAAAAATGGCTAAATTATCAGCAGAAGAACTTAAAAAACTCCCAGTATATGAGGGGACATCTATGGCTACAGCGGGAAAAGATACCTTGCTGTATATAGACAAGGCAACAACTACGGGGAAAAAGCCGACATGGGTACTTGTCGGAGGACAGAGAAACTCCCCCGTAGAATACAAAGCAGATTCTATTGATGGATCTCATAAGACTTCCGGCGGGTGGGGAGAAACGCTCGCGGGTCCGAAATCCTGGAGTATCAGCTATACAGGCTTGCTTGTAATGGATGACGCGGCACTGTCAATTATGGAATACGCATTCCATCACGACATACCGATTCATGTAAAAATCGCATATCCGGATAAGACATGCCAGACCGGATGGGTTACCATTTCCGATTTTACAAAGGACGTATCCCACGACGGGGTGGCTACCGTTGCTGCCACGTTAAACGGAAAAGGACCGATTTCTGAAATTGCCGCAGATGATGTTACTGGAGGCTAATTATGCGTAAATCGGTAGAAATCAAAATAGGAGAGTCAAGGTATCAGCTGCTATATACAGTAAGAAGCCTTGAGAGATTTGAGCAGTATCTCGGAACGTCTCTCTTTTCAGTTATAAGTTCCGTGCTTGTTAACGGTGCAGTCGGAATGGTACAGAGTGCTACAATACACTTTATCATTTCCGGCTTGCGGGCCGGACTTTTAAACCAGCCGAAGAATTTCGATGCTTATGATTTCGTGGATATGTACTGTGAAAATGGCGGAAACATCGGAGAACTCGCAAAATACATCGTAGATGCGGTGGTTGAATCCGGACTTTTTACACAGGGGACGCCGAAAAAAGAGGCGCCGATGAAAAAGAAGAATCGCCGATAAAGACATTTGAAGACTGGATGCGGTATGCAGAACCGATAGCATACCGCATCGGTTTCAAACCGTCTGAATTTCCGCGGTTAACGCCGCTTGAATTCTATAGATATCTTGAAGCGAGTGACGAACGTCGACGCTTGCAGGATTACCGCGTGGCGTACTTCATTTCATGGCTAATGTCCCCGCAGCTGAAAAAGCCGATAGAACCGAATGAAATTGCGGACCCGTTGTGGATTACGGAAGAAGATAAAGTGAAAAATGCAAAAAAAGAAATGGAATATTTGAAAAAAGTATTCAATTTGGAGGGAGGTGCATAAATGTCTACTATTTCTGATTTACAGCTTAAGATTGGCGCGGATTCGTCAGGACTGCAAAAAGAATTAAATAAAGTACCGGGGACTGTCAAGACAGCGTTTAAAGTTAATCCAGTAAGAGACATGCAGTCTGCACTGGAAGGAACCACGGGAAGTCTTGAAACGCTAATTGGTAAGTTCGGCGGAATGGCGGCACTGGCCGCATCGGGATTCGGACTGACGAACCTGATAAAAGGAGCCGTTGAGGCGGGAAACAGAACATACGAACTCACACAAAGGCTGCAAATAACTAACGCTGAAGCTGCTAAATTCTCAAGAATACTCAAGCTAACCGGCGGTGACAGCGAACTTGCAGGGAAAGCATTTATGCGTCTCGACTCAACAATCAAAGGCAGTGGAGAGGCGGCCGAAAAGACAAGAGCCGTCTTAAGTGCCGTAGGTGTTACTCTGACAGACCAGAATGGTAAACTGTTGCCTCTTAACGATCAGCTCGCACAATTGGCGGCAGGTTATCAAAAAGCGTCACAAGCGGGATATGCTCAGGAATTTATCATGAATACACTGGGTGCTCGCGGCCTGACGCTTGTTAAAACACTGCAAAATTACAATGAAGCATCGGAAAATGCGGCAAAGATAAAAGGATTAGGGCTTGACGCAAAGCAGATGCATGAAATAAGCGTAGAGCTTGATGTAGTGCAGGCACAGCTCGGACAGCTCGCTATCGCAGGTGGCGCTATACTTGCGCCGGTAGCGAAAGAAGTATTGCCGCCGATTTTAGAGGGTTTGTCATCAACTGCTAAATATATAGCGGAAAACAAAGAAAATCTACTGTCGCTGACTAAGACACTGGTAGCTTTTACGGTGACGTATAAGACACTGCAGGCATTGCAAAAAGCAAGAGCAGCGATGGGGTCGCTTGCGTCGATTGGAACCGGAGACGTTTCAGAAGATGCGCTAACTGTACAGCAGGAAAAAAGCATTGCACGCCGGATAAAAAATATTGAAAAAGCGGCAATAGCAGAAGAAAAAGCATATTTGAAGACACTTAATACAGCGCAGATGACAGACGCTGAAAAAGAAGCAAGTTATTCAAAATACTGTGTCATGCGAGAAGCTAAAGCGGCCGAAACCGCAAGGGTGGAAGCCGCCCGCATGACAGCGGCCTATCAGGAAATCAATATGCAGGCCCGGCAGTCCGCAGCGGTGCAAGCAAGCGCGGCGAATACAGCAGCCAGTGCGCATAAAGCTGCGGCGGGGAAGATGGTTGCGGCTAATACGGCGGCCAGTGCATCGAGCAATATGCTGGCGGCGGAACAGACCGTGGTTACCGTTGCTACACAACAGACCGGAAAAGCCGCTGTGGATACCGGTATCAGAATGAGCACAGCAGCGAGAGGGTCACTCGGTCCGTTGCGTCAGGCGGCAAGTGCGGTATGGGCACTGGCTGGAGGATGGTTGGGTGTGGCTGCTGCTATTGTAGCCGCAACGTATAAGCTGTATGAATTCCATCAGGAAGAAAAAAGAGAAGCCGAAAATGCTCAGTATGTCAACGTAAACGGTAAAGATTACTACTACAGCGAAAAAGACAATACAATGATCCGCGTCAAAGAAAACGGAACACGGATGAATGTTTATAGTCAGGAAGAAAATGATGAAGCCAAAGCGGCATGGAACAAGAAGTATGCTGCCGCTAACGAGAACTCTAAAAAACTACACGAAAAATATGGTGACGGAACGAGCATTGACAAAGGGGCCATAAATTCACAAATCGAGGCGTTAAAAGCCGCTTTTGAGTCGGGAACATCTGCAACAAAAGATAATACAAAGGCGATTAAGGAAGCAAAAACGTATCAAGTAGAAGCGCCAATAGGTCAAGAAGTCGTAAATATAGCATCGAGGCATCCTGAAGGGGAACAATGGATGTCACCGCTTGTCGAAGATGCCCGTGTGCAATGCGCCGCTTTTGTCTCTGCACTATATCAAGAGGCAGGCATACAAGGGTTGAACTCAATTAACGGGAATCAGCTTGTAAATCAGTTCGGTACGGCTTATCACACCGCCGGAACAGGATACGTGCCACAAGAAGGCGACATGATAGATTGGAAAGACCATGTCGGAATTTATGCCGGAAACGGTGAATATATAGCAAGAAACTCGACCGGTGGGGTGCATCGCGGCAGCATGTCAGAAGCAAATCAATGGTTCGGTAATCCGCTTGGTTACGGGTCGATAGGTGAGTACACCGGAGGTAAAACAGTAACGCTTACAACTGATGAAATCGGTAAAAAAGCCAACGAGGCGTTGAGACGGTTAAATCAGGCGAAAGAAGAGGCAATTCGGCTGTTTTCAACGATGCAGGAATCTATAGACAGCGAAACCGAAGGTGCCTACATGTCAGGTATGAACAAACTGGCGGAAGACATCAGACAGAAGCAGGAAGAGATTAACAAGTTATCTAATGCCGGTATTCCGAAAGACGCGGTAGAACAACTGCAAAAACAGCTCAGTACATACGGAACGGTCATGAAACAGAAGCTGACCGACACGTGGACAGAAAGCTGGAACAAAATCAAGACCGAAACGAAACAAATAGGTGCAGAGCTCACCGGGGACTTTAAAGCACTTGCCGACGCTGAATATGAAGCTACAGTTAATGCGCTCAACAAAGAGAGAGCGGAACGCCTAAAAGAAGTTTCTAAAAACAAAGAAGATAAAGAAGCGATGGTGGCTGTCGAAGAATGGTATACTGCTAAGACTGCCGAAGCTGCAAAGAAACGTACAGATGCATATAGAGAGTCATTTGAAAAACAGGCAAAATACGCAATAGATAACCATCGTTCAGATCTGCTTAGGGCATTAACGAGCAGCCGTGACGGGCAAGACTATATGAACTGGAAAGGACAGACAGAAGCCCTTGAAACGTATCTGAGTATATGGAAGACGGGGCATGAGTCAATGCAGTCGCAGATTGCAGAACTTGCGGAGAGCTCAACTGATAAATTCCAGGAGTTTTTCCAAAACATTTTGACAGGATCAGAAACACTCGGAGACTCGCTGTATAATCTCATAACAGGAATCGGAGAGACAATACTACAGCAGATTACGCAACAATGGGCGGGGCGTCTGACAGAATCTCTATTCGGCGGCAGCCTGCTCGGTGGAAATAATAATGACAGTAACGGCGGAACATACGACAACGGTATGAATACAATGTTTGATGCGTTCAAAAACAATTTAAGCGCGTCTAATGTAGCATTGGGACTTTTCTCCGGCAGCACACAAAAAGGCGGACTGGTGATGGGCGCGTACAATGTCATCCAAAATGCTATTAATACAGGCACAAAGCCGACAGAAGTCGGAGCAACCGTTACTGCTACAGGCGCTTTGGCAGCATTTACTACAGCAGTCGGTGCGGCTACTGTAGCACTGCAGCTTATGTCTGCAAAGTCGGGGTTCGGATTTGGCATGTTTGGATTTGCGACCGGCGGACCTATCAGCGGTCCGGGAACGACTACATCAGACAGTATTCCAGCTTGGTTGTCTAATGGCGAGTACGTTCTCAATGCTGACGCTGTCCGAAAAGTAGGATTACCACTGCTTAATGCAATCAACTCGGGACGTATGCCGCGTTTTGCAAAAGGCGGAGCGGTAAAGACTGCAGACATCCGGAATATAGAGTCAACAACGATCACGAAAGGCGGAAACAGATCAGTACATTTGGATATCAATACTCTTGATGCCGCGTCGTTTGCGGATTTCTTACGTAATGGCGCCGTAGACGAAATTCGGAAAGCATTTTTTGAAGAAGATTTGAATTTTGCAGGAAATAGCGGGGTGTTCTGATGATACTTAGGAAATTCCCAGAGGATCTTAACGGATTGGCTTGGGAAAGTATAAAATCGATGGACTGGAATACAAAAGTACAAAAATCGGGAAGCGGTAAAGTACGTACACTCACAACACAACTCTTGCCGAATTGGACGATAGAAACGAAATTTCAGATCTTGACAGATGAACAATATAGAAAGCTGCTGGGATTTGTAGCGCTCCTGAAGGGCGCGCATATCCCTTTTTTATGGCTTGACCCAGAAGACTACGAAGAAAAAGGAATCCAGCTGCCGCTTATTACGGCAGGAACTTATCAAGCCGTTATGAAAATGGGCGACTATGTAGAACCTGTCGAGTATATCGAAAAAGTGGCGGTATATATTGACGGAGTGAAACAAGCAAGCAGCGCATATACAGTTACCGGCGGGACGGTGAAACTCAAAACTGCGCCGGCAAGTACGGCAAAAGTTACAGCGGACTATACATATTACTGGAAAGTTATGTTTGCAGACGACGGAATAGATATTGAACGGCAGTATCTTAACATCAACAAGTCTAAAACATTTAAGTTGGAGGTAGTCCGATGAAAACAGTGAATAAATCTCTTGAGACTTATCTTGAGACAGAAAAGAAGATTACTTCTTGCGATCTATACGAGCTTGTCTTAGACAACGGCAATAAGTACTACTATGCCGATACCGATATAGATATATCGTTTGGCGGGCATATGTACTTGCATAACGCGTTGCTGATTAAGCGACAGCAAGTTAAGATTCATGATCGTGTGGTAGTTGACACGATGACCGTCACCGTGCAAGCCGATATCAACGACAAATTGGAAGGACTTCCGTTCTTACGGGCGGCACATAGCGGAGTGCTTGATAGAGCTAAGTTATATCTTCGACGCTGCTTCTTCCGCGATCAGTCGGTCGTAGGCGCAATCGACCTGTTCGGTGGAAACGTAGAAGTTAAATCCGCCGGCGGTATCAAGATTGAGCTGTCCGTCAAAGCAGAAACGCAGGGGCTCAACATGGAGTTTCCGGTTCGCAGGTACTATCCGCAGGGAAGCTACACGACAAACGAAGACGGCGTTATCTACAGCAAAGAAACCGATGCCGCGACGTTGATTGCGCCGTTTGTACCACGGCGAGAGGTGCTCTTATGACATCCGGCGAGAAAATAGCGAAAGCTGCTGCAGCGTGGCTAGGCACACCGCATATCAACGGCGCAAAGGTAAAAGGCCGCGGAGTAGACTGCGGCATGCTCCTGGTGGGCTGCGTAGAAGATGCGGGACTGCTGAAAAAAGACAGTATCCCGATCGAACCGTACAGCAATGAATGGCACTTGCATCACAGCGAAGAGTGGTTTTTGAGTTACGTACAAAAATACTGCGATGAAGTAGAAGACATGCAGCCCGGGGATTTCCTGCTGTATCAATTCGGACGGTGCATTTCCCACGGTGCCGTCTATGTCGGAAAAGGACGTGTTATTCACGCTTATATAGACCGCGGCGTAGTCATGACGGACCTTTCCGACGTAATGTTTTCCGACGCGAAGGGCAGAAGCCGCCTGCGCGGCATATACCGATTTAACAAAAAGAAGGTGAGACGATGAGCTTTTTTCGCGGAAGAACAACGACAACACGGGCAAATAAGATAAGTGAATTTACTGTCAACACCGCAGAATACGGAGCCGTCGTACCGGAAATCATCGGTACAGTACGAACTGCGGGAAATGTAATTTACTATGATGATTTCACCGCTCACGAACACCGCGAAACGCATAAAGCGGGGAAAGGTGGCAAGTCTAAGCAAGTCAGCATTACCTACACCTACACGGTAGCGGTCATTTTAGGACTTTGCGAAGGGCCAATTGCTGGGATCGGAAAAGTGTGGATTGGAAAAAATGTACACGATTATCCGGCAGAGGACATTCAGCTGACAATGTTTAATGGAAAAGAAAATCAGCAGCCCTGGGCATACACGCAGGGTAAACATCCAGATAAGGCATTACCGTATCCGGGATTGGCGTACATGGCGGGCGTTATCGATTTAGGTGATTCGGGCTCGATGCCGTCGTACAATTTTGAGGTCAAAGGCAGGCTATTAGAGACCGGAGATGGTGTCGATGTTAATCCGGCAGACTATATCAGATACGTACTTGACAAAATCGGTAAAAAAGACATGCAGATCATCGGGCTGGACAACTACAGAAAATACTGTAAAGAGGCCGACCTTTTAATTTCCTCTCCGCCAGACGAAGACGCAAAAGCCGCCCGGGAAGTCGTAAATGAAATTGCAAAACTGACCAATGCGTATGTGTTTTGGAGCAATGACAAGCTGAAGATCGTACCGCTGGCAGATAGACCGGTAGGGAACTGGACACCGGATAAAACAGGTATTACAGATTTGACGTTGGATGATTTCCTGCCGCAGACTGGCGGGGCTCTTGTAACGTATAAAAGAAAAGACAGCTCTGCGATTTACAATCAATTCCCGGTTGAGTTCATTAATCGCGCGAACGGCTACGAAAAAGAATCCGTCAGCTACGAATTCACCGAAGACATCAAGAACTACGGCGTAAGAGCTGCCAGCGTAACGAATGCTCATTATGTCTACACGAAAGAACGGGCAGTTAAAATTGCTGAACAGTTGGCAAGAAACAATAAGTACGAGAGAACGCAATACACATTTAAACTCGACTGGAGCCTGTGTCGTTTAGAAGTCGGCGATTTAGTGCGGCTGACCGATAAAAATTCGGGTATCTTTGAGCAGGTCGCAGTCATTAACGGTATCACAGAGGGCACCGACGGATGTCTGACGGTAACGGCCATATCAAGAGCACCGGGAGACTATCCTGCGGCGAAGTACAACGTACACGCAAACGATCGTCCGTATATTGATTACAACAAAACCGCACCCGACACTGTGCCGATTATTTTTCAACCGCCTGCAGATCTTACCGCAGACGGACTGGAGCTCTGGATTGCTGCTAAAGGTAAAACTGAGGGCTGGGGCGGATGTACCGTGTACGTCTCTGACGACAACACAAACTATCGAACAGTCGGGCAAATTGCAGGATCCGCGCGATGCGGTAAATTAACACAGCCGCTGTCACCGATGCCGAATCACCCGTCTGGTAATCAAGTATTTGTGACGTGTAACGATCAATTGCTTAGCGGTACGCCGCAGGACGCAGAACGCAAGAATACATTATGCTGGATAGACGGCGAGTGCATGAGTTACATCAACGCTAATTTGCAGTCAAACGGTGCGTGGCTGCTGTCCGGGTTATACCGCGGTCAGTGCAATACGACGATAAGAATGCATGCTAAAGATACAGACTTTGTCCGTCTTGACAATTCAGTATTTAAAGTACCGTTCACGAAAGATGACATCGGTAAAAAGATTTATCTGAAATTCTGCTCATATAACATCTTCGGCGCAGGCAATCAAGATTTGTCCGAAGTTAGAGCTTACGAGTACACACTCACGCCGTACTACATACCGTCGGTTACGAATTTAACCGCATATAACCGTTACAGGCAGCTCACGGATGGCGTGTCTCGTTATGACATTGTCATAAACTGGACGCCGCCGGAACTGCAGAGTTACATGCAGGGTGATGTGTGGTATAAGACCAGCAACGCACAGGCAAAAGATCTCGTTATCAAAGAGGGCACCAAAGGCTCTGAACTCGGATTTGATGGCGAGTGGACATTCGGCGGAAGCGGAAAAGACCAAGTCGTCATTCCGCAGGCAATCGTCGGGGATACCTACCTGATTGCGGTCTGCACAAAAGACGAATGGGGTGAAAGTACAAGCCCGGATACATCTCCACAGCTGAAGATCCTTGTCGCACTTAAGACGGAAATCCCGAACACACCTGACGAATTCGGCATAGATTTTGGAACAGCGTGCACGGCCAGCTGGAAAGAAGTCACGAATACCGACGTTGCGTTTTACGAGATCCGAACAGATGAGAACGCAGGCGCTGAAACGTCTGGGCTGTTAGCACGGACAAACAACCTGTCGGCGATACTGCCGCTGACAGAACGGAGCGGGAAACTGTATCTGTACGCAAAATCAGCCATCGGCAAATACTCTGCGCCCGCTATTTTGCAGTATAACAAGCCGGTACCGAAAAAACCTAATCAGCCAGCGCTTACAAGTACAATCGGCGGTTTCGGGCTGACAGCAGAAGCGATTCCGAAAGACTGCGCCGGGATGAACATTTACATCAGCGGCACTGACGGGCAGAAGACAATTAAGACCGAAAACAACAGCTACAGCTATACCTGTGGTGCAGGAATCTATGATGTATCTATCGCTTACTATGACCTGTTCGGAGAAGGTGAGAAATCCGGAGAAAGCCGCGTAGTCGTTAAAGTCTCAATCTCTAAAGAAATGCTTGAGGATGAGGTGGTTAGTCTTGCGAAAGTCGATAACTTAATCAAGCAGAAGCTCGAAGCGGGCGCAATCGCAAAGCAAGACGTAACGACCATTGTCTCAAATCTCGGAAATCTCATGCTTGCAAAAGCGAATTACAGTGCCATCGCTCAGATGACAGACGCTATCAATCTACGAGTGCAGAAAGGCGATGTTGTCAATCAGATCAACTTGTCGCCGACGACTACGACGATTGCGGGCAAGTATCTGCACGTCACAGGGCAGACCGTCTTTGATAACAACGTCATTGTGAGCCGCATGCTTGCGGCAAAAGCGATTACGGCTGATAAATTGGCGGTTACGTCGTTATCGGCGATTACCGCAAATATCGGCACGTTGCGCACAAAAACAAGCGGAGCGAGAACAGAAATCAAAGACAACTTGATTGAAGTATATGACAGTAACAATATGTTAAGGGTACGGATGGGAGTGTGGTAAGAATGTACTATGCGTTAATTGTAGTTGTGACTATTGGTGTCATTGCGTATGCGTGCTTGAAAAAGAAGAAACGAGGCAACACAGAAAAGCCGCAGGAGAAAAAGCCTGATGACAACGGTGGTCATACAGAAATTACGGTAAATGTACCGATAGAAAGTAAGGGATACATAGTTAAAGACGGGATTAAGAAAGAGGTGACAATAAGGTATATGCCGCAGGGATTACAAGTTTTTGATGAGAACGGGGTATGCGTATTAGATGTTACCGACAGGCTGGTTAAATATCTCGGAGTAGTCCAAATCAATGGAACGAACGGAAGTATTACTAACGACGAATTAAGTGATGGGGATTTGTGGTATTATCCGCTAAATATAAAAACACCGCCATTGACTCCGTCAATTCATACCGAGTATCATATGCCGACAATAACAAAAAATGGGAAAAGCATATCGTGGGATTACGGATCATATCCAGCTGATAAACGATTGTCTATGGTTCTTTTATACGGGGTGTACTAACATGACAAGTGCGGGAATTACAGTATATAACGGCGATAATAAGTTAACTGTTAACCAGACATACAAGAATCTTGTACTTAAGCGAAAAATAAAATTGATAGATTTAAAAACGGTAGAAATTGTGAGAAGAGATGTGCCTGTATTAGATCTCGCAAAAGATGAAATCCTCGTTGCGGTGGGTGGTATGACTTCAAATAACAATATGTTGATAATTCAAGATTATGACTACGAGGCAAAACGAATTGAGTTTCGCGGTGTAGAGTACAGCGAAGATGAGGATACCGATGACGAAATATTAGATATTGAAGATTTTAGAAATGCATACCCGGATGTATATGCTTATGTGTTCGGCCTTGACACGAGTACACCAGCACAAAGTGGAGTCGGCTTACAAGTATTTAACAGCGTTGGATGTTGCGTATTTGACAGCACTAAAGAATATATGAGGGTAAGACATTTTGGACCAACAGGGTATACATTGCCGTCGGCAACAAATAAGTATGCCATATGCCAGATCGGATCAGATATAGCTTATACAGAAACAAAGGGAGAGTTTGGCGGCAGTATAACGGAAGTAAGTTTCCCAGCGATTGTCAACGGGAAAGTACAGGTACGAACGTTATCTATGTACTATGCAACGGGATTCCCCGGATCTGGCGATTCATATCATTATGATGCATTTAATTATATGGTGATCGATGTTACAAATTACTAAAAAGGAGAGAAATCATGAAAAGAAACTACATCGTAAACGGCAAAGTGTCCTATCCGCAAAATGACGGGGTTTTGACTACATTTAGTTTTCACAATCCCGAGACAGGCGAAATGCTGACGATACAGACAACGTCGCAAGAAGAAACCAATGAACTGAACTACGGCGATACTGTCACTCTTGAAATTAAAAAAGCAGAACTTGAAACGGTCGAAGCACCAGAAGAAACCGAGGTATCTAAATGAAACCGCAGACATTTCAACATCCGGAAATAAGAGATGAAAACGACAACATCATACAGCCCGGAGCATTCGGGAAAAATACACCGTTCTGTACAAAAGGGAACGATGGCATATTCGATTATTTCGCGAACGATATCGAATATCTATACAAACAAGGCGCGGCAGATGATAAAGATTTCAAAGCAAAGTCATTAGCGGTAACGGGTACGAGTGACCTTAATTTAGTCAATGCTGATACGGTCAAAGCAAAGTCATTAGCGGTAACGGGTACGAGTGCAGCACCAACAGCACCGACAGGTGACAATTCTAAAACAATCGCAAATACAGAGTTTGTGCAAAACACAGTATCTGGACTTGTCGGAGCCGCACCGGAAACTCTTGATACGCTTAATGAACTGGCAACCGCGCTTGGTAATGACCCGAATTTCGCAACAACGGTCTCTAATCAAATTGGAAAGAAAGCGAATCAAACAGATTTAGCGGCGGTATCAACAAAAGTAGACAAAAAGGCGGAGCAGACGGACTTAGAATCCACGGCGTCGTTTGTTAATCGACTGCAACGCAAGAAAGCATATAAAGTCGGCGATATTGTCTATTCATCTAAACTACCATCATGGGCATATCTTGAATGCACGCAAGCAGGCACAACAGCAGCCACCGAACCTAATATGTCAACCATATCGGGGGGGGTAGAAGTTAATGACGGAAGCGTGAAGTGGACAGTTAAAACTGTAACTGCAAAAGAATATGTTGATGAAAAATTTGATAATTACGGACAGATGGAAACAATTAATGCGACTATAGACCCACAATATATCGAAAATTTATCATGTGTAAAAATAAAAAACATAGTGCATCTTTTTGTACGAATGAAAGGTGCAAAGGAAGGTCTCATTGAAATTGCATCGGGGCTACCAGAATCATTTATAAATCTTGAATTTTATGCCCCTATAAACAACAGCAACGGTAAAGCTGTACGATTGACAATAAATACAGATGGTAAACTATATCTCAGTTATACGGATGAATATACTACATCGCCAGGACATGAATCTGTTGCGTGTTTAGTATATTTAACAAACGATTGAAAGGAGTAAACAAAATGCGGGAAATAACAGATGGAAGCGCGAAATTCAGAATAGTAGACAAAAGAATGAAAGCCAGAGCAACCGGAATCGTAAATAAGAAATTTTTAGGGGATATCGGATTTGTGACGCAGCATATCGGTACCGTTGTTGCCGAAATCGTAGGTTATACAGAAGAAGGATATCGGCGTGTAAAGTTTACCGTGCAATGCTCGTGCATTGATACAGGTACTAATACAACAGAGTTTAGATGGCTGAATTTTTACAATAATTCGATCGGCATTGCCACGGCTTACTTTGATAAATACCCGCAATCTAAATTCGTTAAGCATGAATTACTTACGTATCCGATGATGTACTGCGATGTGCTGACGAAAGAAGAAAAAGGATACGGCGCGTATGTAGAGCTCTCTGGCGGTTTTGTCAATTTATCACGCATGTATACGGCTGACGGTAAAATCGGAATGTATCCGAACTCCATGCTGAAAACAGGGAGTTGTATGTTTGAGTTTATTTCTGATTTTACGAATGAATAAGGAGGCGGTGCATGATGGAAAGAAATGAAGGCGAAAAAATAACAATGCAATTTGTGGAACGGATGGCAAAAATGGAAGAAAAACTTGATATGCTTGTTAAAATGCTCCCGGAAATTACAGCACTGCAAATTGCACAGGCGCGCTCGGAACAAAACGCAGCATCAGCTCACAACAGAATTGACAACATCTATAAAGTGGCTGGCTTGATCTCAACTATTATTTCGGTGGTCATTGCATTAATCGGAAGGGCGGTGTGATATGAAAAAATTAAAATCACTCTGGAGAAAAGCAAAAAGCTACTTCAGAAAATTAAACGCACCACTGTTATACTGGGCGATACTCTATGCGGTTATCTGCATTTTCTGTATTCTTCTTTATATCCTTATGACAATAGCCGACTGGCTGATCACGGGAAAAGGAAATGAGCCAGAACTAAGACTTTTCATCACAATGCTTTTATCTGCGGGGGCAGTCGGTGGCATAGTCGGAATCGGGAAGATGTTTGTGGACAAAGACAACAATAAAATACCGGATGTTTTCGAAAAGGACGATGGGAAACCACCGTTCTTTTTTGCGAAAGGAGAAAAAAATGACGAAAGAAGAACTGGCAATAGCGATAGCGAAAGGAATAATTGAGACAGGGATTGAAGGGGACTACGGTTCCGTCTCTTGTTCCACCGCTGGAGACTATCCATCAATTGGCGTAAGCCAATGGGAAGGAGAAAGGGCGAACAGGTTATTAGAAAACATTTCCGGCGGAGCGCATTATGCTTACCGCAGTTACTCTGATTTGAGATGTTCCGGCGATCTCTGGGCGCTAAAAGAACTCTTGATGAGTGATGAAGGACAGCAAGCACAGCTCGATATGCTTGCTGAAGACTGTGAAGACTATGTAGAAACACTCTGGGAAGTCCCGGATCTTGATAACACAAAATGCACAATCTACGCAGGTATGTGGTGCCCGACATCTGAAACAGTGGTAAGAAACTTCTTAATGCGAAGACAAGAAAGAGGATATGACCTGCGGGACATCAATGTAATTTATGAACTTTTCATGGAACAGTATGCCTACGCAGCATGCTGTGAAGAATACGCAGAGGGTTACGCAAATAGAGCCACTGCTACTTATGAATATGTAATGAGCTTGGAGGTATAAATGTGGAAAATCAAAAAAGGGCCTATTTTATCGGCGGTCTTGCTGTCGCTGTGGTTGTCGCCTTGTTCATATATCTCGTATGCACAGGCACCAGCCGAAACGGTAACGATGCAAAGGACGCAGTACGAGATACTCAAGAGTACAGCAAGCAATCAGCAGATGCGGTTAGATCAGCTGGAAAGCAAATTAAATCAGCTGGAGAGCAACTCGACCGAAGCATCTCAAGAGTTGACCGAGCTACAGAATCAGCTGACAGAGTGCAGAAAAGAATTGATGAGAACGCAAGAACAATTGCAGAGTGCAGAGATATCATTAAAGACAGCAGAAGAGAACTTGCTGAAGCTGCAGACATCTTTAGACAAATTGACGAAGAAAATTGATGAATTAACACATGATTTGAAAATTGCTAAGCGGCAAAGAAACCTCTGGTCATACATCGCAGGAGCAGTGGCAACAGGCTGGCTCTGTCTCTTATACACATCTC